CTACGGCAACTTTGCTTTAAGCACAAGCCAGGCTAGCGGAGGAACTACAGCGGATAATTTAATTACTTGGGATACAACAAACTTAAGTAAAGGAATGGCTCTTGGTTCAGATACTAGCCAGATTGTTTTTGCTGTACCTGGCACCTACAACCTTAACTTTTTAGGTCAGTTTAATTTTACTGGCGGTACAAGTGACTACCACATCACAACCTGGTTTTCTAAAAACGGTGTTCAAGTCCCATCCTCTGCTTTTACTTTTACCACAGCTAGCGCGCAGGGTTCACAGGTTTTAGCCAACATTGAAGCCCCTATCTCTGTGTTGCCAAATGACTACATTCAGTTCCATTGGTGGTCAGGTGCTGCAGGCATGTCACTTCTTGCTACAGCGGCAGGAACAAACCCAACTCGTCCAGCGTCTCCCTCCGCTAACCTAACCATCTATAACGTTGGATAATGCCTTTCAAGTCCCAAGCCCAGCGTAAGTTTATGTATTCTCAACACCCAGAGATGGCCAAAGAGTGGGAAGATAAGACTCCAAAGGGTAAAAAACTCCCAAAGAAAGTTGGTAAAAAAGATGGCAAAAGCAAAGCTAGGTAGCGGTGCCCGCTTCAAGGCTGTTGAAAAAGAAGCAGCTAAGGGCGGAGCTAAGGACCCAGCAGCGGTAGCCGCTGCAGCGGGTCGCAAGAAGTACGGCCANAAGAAGATGACTAAGTTGTCCATNAAGGGCAAGAAAGATGAGAANAAATAATGTGCATGTCATGNGGTTGCGGTAAGAAGAAGGGCGANGCCGGATACGGCAAGGGCCCAAAGGGTAAGAAGCTCTCNCCAAAGCAGAAGAAGATTGCNGGAGCNGCTGCCCCAAAGAACAAGATTACAGGCGCTGATTTCAAGGCCATGAAGAGTAAGAAGGGTATGTAACTATGTGCGCTACTTGTGGTTGCAGCAAGATGTCTAAGAAGGCCGATAAGAAGCAGGATGCCAAGCTTATGAAGGGCATGACCCCTAAGCAGAAGGCGGCTTTTGAGAAGGCTGACAAGAAGATGGACAAGAAGAAGCCATCTGCCAAGGAAGATGCCAAGATGGACAAGGCATTGGCCAAGAAGGTCAAAAAGAAGTAATGACTTAAGGGCCCCGAGAGGGGCCCTTTCGTTTATCCTTATAGTAGTTCCCGTGCGGGGACACAGCCTTACCCTTGCGAAGTACTCTGCCTCCTTAAGGAGATTGACCATGCCTGAGAAAATAGATAAGCCCTCGGATATCGAGTTCGCTGAAGCTATTGTTCAGAACATCCCTGCGCAGAGCAAGCCTAGCGTACTTGAGGGAATGGCAGCAGCGTACATTGTAGGGAAAGCGGTTAAGCGTGTCACCAAGAAGCGCTAACGTAGAGACCTACTCAAAGATTGCGGCAAACAAACTCGTGCCGTCTTTGACCTCACTACTTCACTCATTAGCCCAAGCCTCAGAGTGGCCTATTGAGATTATCAACCTACTTAGTGTCTCTGTAGACGACTCTTACAACGTCCATGTTGACTACCCACAAGAGGCCGCTGAAGAGATTGAGAACCTGGAGTACGGCACATTTGGCGGTATTCCTAACGCCGTAATTCGTCCGTTTGTCTCCCGAGCCCAGAGCTCTTTGAAGCCAGTTCTTGAAGAGATTACCGTAGGTAAAATGATGAGAGATATGGGGATACTCTAGTGGGAAATCCATTTATCATTGCTGAGGACTTAGCTCTAAAGACCCATCTTGCTGACATCACTGTCTCAGATGACAACGCCTCTCCTCGTTCAGTAAAGACCTGGTTTGGCTACCCTGACATTGAAATCCGTGACCAGACTTTCCCATTTATTACGATTGACTTGATTGACATCATGGCTGGAAATGACCGCCAGACCTACGGGTACCTAAAGGATGATGACTATCAGGGAACCATCACCCCTGTTGAGGGCTACAGCTACGAGTACCTAGTTCCTGTTGCCTACGACCTTGTGTACCAGGTCACAACTTATGCGCGTCACCCTCGCCATGACCGCGCCCTTATGTACCAACTGCTAAATAAGTTTCCATCAAAGTACGGCTACTTAATCGTCCCTAATGAGTTAGGTACCGAGAACAGCAGCCGTTCTATGTTCCTTGATGGGTTTGTAAAGAGAGACGCGGTATCTGGCGAAACTGGAGCCCGCCGTCTTCTAAGAAATGTTTTCACCGTTCGCGTGGTCAGCCAGATGTCTCCACAGACAGCTGAGGCTATTAAGAACGTTGATTATGTAACAATCAACACTACTACATCGTCTATCCCGTCCGGCTACATACCTCTACCACCATCTGTTAACTGAGTAACTTAATAAGGAGATATAACCAATGACAACTTACTCTCGTCCCGGGGTATACGTTCAAGAGACGTTGAACCCTGTACAGCCAATTGTTGGTCCTTCATCAACGTCGGTAGCCGCTTTCGTAGGGGCAAATGACCGCGGACCAACAACCCCAACTCTCGTATCATCTTGGAGCCAGTACATCAACCTATTCGGCTCTTGGAATACAACCCAGTCAAATAGCCTTCCACTAGCGCTATACATGTACTTCTCTAACGGTGGAACACAGGCTTATGTAAACCGTGTACCAGGTGCAACATCTGTAGCGGCCACCCGTTCATTCAATGACACTGCTGGAAGCCCACAGCCAACACTTAAGCTCACTGCAGCTAACGTTGGTGCTTGGGGTAACAACATCAACGTAAGCATCACAGCTTCGCCTATCGTTGGATACTTCAACGTTGTTGTTTACTACAATGGCTCTAGCGCTGGAAACATTGTTGAGCAGTGGACAGATATGTCTATGACAGCTTCTGACCCACGTTACGCAATCAACGTTATCAACAACAACTCAATCTACCTTGTTGCAGTTGACCTAGCATCATCCTCAACAGGTGCTACCCGCAACCCAGCAACAGTCNCAAACGCTGCTCTTAGCACAGGCTCAGATGGNTCAGCTGTAACTAGCTCAAACATCATCTCTGCCCTAAGCGGCTTTGATACAATCCGTCAGTCTCTTATCCTTAACATCCCTGGATACACAGACGCTACGACAGTCAACGGAGCTATCTCGTATGCTACGGGCTCTACCCGTGTAAACGATGTGTTCGTTGTAGTTGATGGTATTAACGACACTGCGGCTAACCAGCTAACCTTGGCTGCTTCGTACACAGCAACCTCCTATGCTGCTGTTTACTACCCACAGATTACAATTGCTGACCCAACGGTCTCTGTCGGTTCCCCAAGCAACTCAACAAAGACGATTGGCGCAGGAGCTGCTGTTGTAGGTATCTACGCAGCAACAGATGCTAGCCGTGGAGTATTCAAGTCTCCAGCAGGTATCCAAGCTCGTATTGCGGGTGCGGTTTCGGTCCCAGCTCTTTCTACAGCTGACCTTGACTCGCTTAACTCAGCGGCTGCCCCTGTTAACGCAATCCGCTACATCTCTGGTTCTGGAATCGTAGTTTACGGCGCACGTACTCTCAAGCAGACCTACGTAGACCGCTACATTTCAGTACGTCGTACCCTCATCTATCTTGAGAAGGCCCTTCGTGACCTTACTCAATTCGCAGTCTTTGAGCCAAATGACCAACGCCTATGGAACCGTATTAACGCAACAGTTAGCACGTTCTTGACGAACTTCTGGTCTCAAGGAGGCTTGACAGGTGGCAGCCCATCAGCAGCTTACTTCGTCAAGTGCGACTCTGAAAACAACCCTCAGTCTTCTATTGACAACGGGTATGTAAACATCCAGGTTGGTGTTGCTCTACAACGCCCAGCTGAATTCGTAGTTATCAACATCGGCCAGTACAGCGGTGGAACCACCGTCACTGTGGCATAAAGGAGATAAATAAAAATGGCAAGCACACAACTAAGTCAGTACTTCTCAAGCATTTCTACTGACCCGCTTCGCAGTTTTAAGTTCAACGCGAGCTTTACTGCGTCAATTCCTGGCACCACAGCTACTACCATACCTAAGATTCAGGATGCAAGTGGCGCACCAACACTCGCATCAGGAACTTCTCCAGGATGGGTAGGCGGTTTCACTAGCATCAGCGGACTAAGCATTGCTACCCAGGCAATCCCTTACCGTGAGGGTGGCTACAACACCACCGTTCACCAGATTCCTGGTATGACAACATTCCAGCCAATCACCTTTAGCCGTGGTGTCCT